TCGTGATTACTCCCGTCGCAATTTTCCGCATCTTGACGAAGGAGGCGAAGCGATGACCGACAGCACAGAACCCCCACCGCTGACCCAATTCCAAATGAACCAGTTCGTAATGCTGTCCGCGCTGCCGACGCTTGCGCCTGCGCTTGCACCTGCGGAATCGCGGCTGCGGTGGCTGGAGGCCGAACTCGCCGCGCTCAAGGCTCAGGCCGACCCGCTCAACGACGCGGTGGAAGAAGCGTGCGGCGAACTGCCGTCAGGCTGGATGGTGTTGATCTCTTTGGAACGCGGCGCAGGGTGGGTGGATTTGATTTATCCAGACGGAAGAATGCACGAGGTACACGAGGACGAGACCAAGGTGGCCGATCTTGTGCGCGAAGCGATCCGCATGGTGAAGGAGGGGGAGCGATGAGCGACACCAACGACATCCCCCAGCGGCTGCGTGACTTGCGGCGGGGAGACTACTCCCGCTGGCTGTTGGACAGCGCCGCCAACGAGATCACCCGCCTCCGCGCCGAACTCGCCGCGCTCAAGGCGCCCGACCCGATCAACGACGCCTCTGAAGAGGCTTGCGGCGAACTGCCGTGCGAAGGCGAAGCCATGAGCGAAACACCGAGGACGGACGCTCGTGTGTTTTCTGTGGGGGTTGAGGTTCGCGGTCACGACGGGGAGCCACAGACGGAGTATGTCGATGTCGTGTACGAGGGCTTCGCGCAAGAACTGGAGCGGGAACTCGCCGCCGCGAAGGCCGAGGTCGCGAAGGCAAACGCCGAGCGCGACGAGGCGCGGCGGTCTGCCTGTTTGGCCAAGGCACGGTATCTGGAATCCATCGACGGTTTTCCGCGACCCACAGATGATGAGATCGGCATCAAGGCGCGAGCAATCGCAAGAGGTATGGGCTGGGACTGCTTCGCGCCGCACGCGAACACGACCGATGTTCCCGTGCAGAATGGGGGTGAGTGATGTTCCTCTGCGGACTGGACAACGACGATCAGCCAGTCGCCATTATGATCGCCAACTGCAAGGCAATCACGCTGCTCCGATACGATGATGGCGACGCGCTGTATGTGGAGTGGGGCGACAAGCAAACTGGCCGTACTGTGCAAGCAATCGGAGCGACCGTGTGCGATGCGGCGATGCTCATCCCCGTGCTTGACCTTTTCTTGCCGAAAGCGAGCAAGAAGCCATGATCCTCGCCGCACTCACCGCGTTCATCTCGTTCGTGGCGCTTGGCATCGCAATGCTCTGCTCCATGATTGACAGGCAAACCGACGAAAGGCCCGACGATGCCGAGTGAATCACCACGCGAACGCCTACTCCTCGACGCCGCAGCAGCAACGCGCGAACGCGGCCAGTCATACGGCTCCCCGCGCGACCACTTCGCCCGGACTGTCGGCGCGATCAACGCGCTCTTCGCGCACAAACTCAGCGAGCCGCTGACGCCAGCCGACTGGGGAATCTTCATGGTCCTCGACAAGTGCGCGCGCGAGCAGCACCTACCCAAGCGCGACAACATGACCGACGTGGCCGGGTACGCCGGATGCGTTGCGGAGATCCGCGCCGAGACGGAGGCATTCAATGCGTCGTGGCACGTCAACCGAACCACCGACAAGGAGCAAACCGCATGAACCCGATTGATGACGAGATGGCGACAGAGGCAAGGAAGTTTGCCGAAGAACTGGAGATGATGCACTTCACCGCACCTGACGAAGAGACTGTCCGCGTGCCGCTCGGCACGCTGCGCCGCGCGGCCAATCTGCTCAAGACCGTGCTGGACGCGGCCATAGAGCAATCCGAGAACGCCCGCGCCGCGCACAACGCGGTCACGGTAGCCGACCGTATGCTGCGCGAGAAGGACGGTGCGACCCAATGATGTCCTACCTGATTCGCCGGACGTGCTACGCGCTGACCGCGCTCGGACTGCTGCTTGCCGCGTTCGGGCTGGCGACCGACCCCGGACTTGCCGTCGCCGGGTTCTACATGGCGATGCTGTTCGGGTTCTTCTCGGCGTTGCTACAGGTCCGACGCCTGTTCTGACCCATTGTCCCTTTCTTGGCGGCGGCGGTCCTTGCGGGCCGTCGCCGCTTTGTCTTTGTGCCGATGAAGTCACCGTGCAGAGGGTACGGATCACGATTCCCATCCCCGACCGCGTCCTGTCTCCAAACGCCCGCGTGCATTGGGCGACGAAGAGCCGCGCTGTCAAGGCGGCGCGTCAACTGGCGTACATCGAGACGCGCAACGCCATAGCGTCGTGCAAGTCGTTCGACCCGTGGGATGACGCGCTCTGCGTGTCGCGGTTCTACTTCTCGACCAAGCGGACGCGCGACAAGGACAACGCTCAGGCTTCGCTTAAGGCCGCGTTCGACGGCATTGCCGATGCTGGAATCGTCACGAATGACTCGGCGTTCACGCACCGGATCGAGATCCGGGAGCCGGACAAGGCCAACCCGAGGGTAGAGATCACGATCTCACAGTGGAGGCAGCATGAAGATTGAGAGTTCGCGACCGTCGCCTACGGTCATCGTCGCCAACGTCATGCTCGACAAGGTCGGGGATTCGGCCACGTTCCTGCTGCGGTCTGACGCGCACCACGACGCGGTCGCGGCGAATCAGGAACTTGAGATGCGGCATCTCAACGAGGCCGTCGAGCGTGACGCGGTCATCTGTGACATCGGCGACCTGTTCGACTGTATGCAGGGGCGCTATGACAAGCGGTCAGACCGCTCCGCGCTCCGTCCTGAGTACCAGCATGGTCCGTACCTCAATCGGCTGGTGGACGTGGCTACGGAGCGGTATAGGCCGTTTGCAGACCGATGGCTTCTCATGTCGCGAGGCAACCACGAAACAGCCATCGCCAAGCACAACGACTTCGACCTGACCGAGCAACTCTACTCGAGGCTCTCGACCAACTCCAAGATCCTGCAACTGGGGTCGTATGCGGGTTACGTCTGCATCAGGATTGGCATCCCTCAAAAGCCGCTTGGGTCCATCAAGATCGCCTACCACCACGGGTTCGGCGGGTCCGCGCCCGTGACGCGCGGCGTCATCCAGTCGAACCGAATGGCCATCGCGTACCCGGACGCGGACATCGTGTGGTCAGGCCACACGCATACCGAATACTACGTCACTCTCGCGCGGCAGCGGCTGCTTCAGAACTGGACCGTCGAGCGCGACGAACAGACACACATCAAGAGTCCCGGCTACAAGGAGGACACGCTGAAGGGCGAGGGCTGGGCCGTGGAGAAGGGATTCATGCCGGGGAGCCTCGGCGCGTGGTGGCTCCGGCTGTGGTGCGAATCCAAGACGGTCACCGCAAACAATGTCAAGCACCGTCAGTACCGGGTGCGGTACTCGTTGGAGGCGGCGAAGTGACCGACGAAACCCCGAAGCCCAAACAGGAGCGCAAGGCCGCGCCGCCGGACCCGGCCACGATGGAGGCGGCAATCGTCGCCCAGTCCGCGCGCGAGGTCGTGGAGGTCATCGGCGCCGACGCAGTCCTGATCGTGTGGACCAAGCAGCGGCGGCGCAAGACCTCCATCTCGATGACCTCGCTTGGCAACGCGCTGACGGTCAAGGGACTCATGGCTTGGATCGCGGAGAAGGTCGAGGAAGAGACGGACGGAGATGACGAGGACGAGGACGATGACGAATGAACGGGCGCGACTTGGCGTCTGCGCTTGCCGATGATCCATCCATGCCCGAAGAGAAGCCGCCAAGGATCAGCCTCACCACCATCCTGATCGTTGGTCAGATCGCGGTGATGGTCTGCGGCTTCGGCGGCATGGTCTACGCTTTGGGCGGGAAGGCCGAACAGATCTCGATGTCGCAGCGCGACATCGGCAAACTCGCGGAGGCCGCTTCGGACCTCGCGAGGACTCAGGCATCGTCCGCTGTGGTCGATGCCGTTCACAACAAGACAATCGAGGACATCCAGCGAAGGCTGGACGCCATCGAGCGTCGAACGGAGGCAAGATGAAGTCTTGGAAGACAACCGTCGCTGGCATCGCCGCAATCCTGACTGCTGGTGGAGCCGCGCTCACCGCCATCTCTGACGGCAACCCTGCCACCGAGCCCGACTACGCCGCGCTGATCGCCGCTTGCATCGCCGGACTCGGCCTTCTGTTTGCCCGCGACAACAGCGTGACGAGCGAGGACGCCGGGGCCAAGTGATGTCGAGCAACGCATCGCACGGCTGGCTCAAGGCGTCGGAGGCGTACCAATCGCACCGGGACGCGATCACGGGAACGTCTGCCACGTTGCTTGAGATGGCGAACCTCCCGGTTCATTCCGTGTGGATCGACGTAAAGGTGCTGATGCAACGCGCGGCAGACGAACTGGCGCACGCGAACGCAGACGTTGCGTTGCTGCGCGAAGAGAACGCCAATCTGAGAGAGCGAATCAAGGCGCTGGAGGCGCACGAAGGATGAGCGCATGGCCTACCGGATACTGGCGCAGATCGTCGCGGCAATCGTCGAGTGGCTTGCTTCCCGCATCGAGCGAGGAAGCGTGGCTGTGGATTCAGACCGCGATGTGGGTAGGCTTCGCGCTGCTGGCGGTCGCATTCGCAAGTGGGTGCAGCAGAGCAGTATTGGTCCCCGAGTCGAGTCCGATCCGGATCGGCCCCGCGACTGAAGCACAGGTCTACACGTTGCAGTCCGGCGAGTGGCGGCTCTCTCCGAACCGCGTGACCATTCCCGAAGGCTGGTACTGCGTGCCGCCTTCGTTCGTGGAAGAGGATGAACCCAAATGAGTTGCGACGGCGTCTCCAACGAGTTCCATCTTCCGATCAAGCGCGGGGCGACCACGACGCTGACGGTGACGTATCCCGCCGTCCTCACGGGTTACTCGGCGCGGATGATCGGTCGCGCGACCTACGATGACACCTCGACGCGGTTCTCTCTCGCGAGTCCCACGACGATCTCGGTGACTGTCGGAGTAAGCGCCACGACCGCAGTCGCCACGATCTCGTCTACCGTCAGCGGTGGGCTGACGATGGGCGAGACGGGCGTCTTCGACTTCGAGTTCTTCGATGGCTCAAGTCCGGCTGACGTGAAGCCGTGTCTCCGGAAGGGTACGTTCGAGGTCATCCCGAACAGCAACGCCGCGCCATGAGTGCCTTCAGCGTCACAGTCTCGCCCGTCGTGAACTCGATCACGGTGGATGACAGCAACCCGATTGTGCGGGTCGATGGCACTACGACCACGGCGACGGGCGCGGCCAGCGGCGACCTGTCCGGGTCGTATCCGGCTCCGACCGTGGCGAAGGTTCGTGGCCTGTCGTGGACCGCGTCGGCTCCGGCAAACAACGACGTTCCGAAGTGGGACGCGACAGCCAGCAGCATCGTTTGGGCGGCGCAGTCGATCGGCACTGGTACGGTTACCTCGATCACGGCGGGTACGGGCCTCATTGGAGGCACGGTCACGACCAGCGGCACGTTCGCGGTTGACTTCGGCTCGACGGCTGGCACGGCGTGTCAGGGGAACGACGCGCGGCTTTCTGACGCGCGGACGCCGCTGGCGCACACGCACGCGATTGCCGACGTCAACTTGCTACAGGCGGCGCTCGACGCCAAACTGGACGATTCACAAGCCACGGCAACGGGCCTTGCGGTGCTTGGCGCTGCGACGGCAGCGGCGGGCGCGACGGCGCTTGGGCTTGGCACGGGCGACACGCCGACGTTTACCGGCGTGGCGTTCCCCAACGGCGAGTCGATCACGAACGCCGTCAACGGGCGCATTGATTTCAACCCGTCTCCGACCGGATCTACCGCATGGCGGCTCTACGCGGACATGACGTCCTTCAACGTGGGCGTTCGGCTCGGCGTCATCAACAGCGACACGAACATCGCGAACCCCACTGGCTCCTACATCGTGTTCGACACGACGGCGCAGATCGCGACCGACAAAAGCCTGTCGTTCCACAGCAACGACTGGATGCAGTTGCGTGGGACGTCCACCGGGCTTGACACGGCGCAACTGTCGGTCCTCGTCAACAACGGATCGAGCAGCGGCGCGTTTGCGCTGGTGGACCTCGGCAGCCTCGGCACGGCCAACCGCAGCCCGACCACGGCCCATGTCGATCCGACGTTCTACGTCTACAGCGCGGACTTGACCGAAGCGCTGGACTTCGTGCGCGTCTCGCACAACCGAACTGACGGCGTGATCGAGAGCGGGAACGGCGACTTGCGCTTGGTGTCACAGAGCGGCGTGATCCGTGGCAACGGCGTTGCCTTGGCCGATGAAGACTTCGTCCTCGCGATGGCGGTCCTATGAGCAAGATCCTCGACACCACCGACTACGTCTTCACGCCCGGAGCCGCCGGAGCCGGAACGATCCTGTTCCGTGGCGATGCTCCGAACCTTGAGAACGTGCAGATGGTGTTCAACGTCACGCGCGGCGTGACGATCTACCAGCCGAACAGCACGGCGCGAGGCAGCGCGGGCTTCTCGCAGATCACGAACACGCTGACGCTCGACATCGACACCTCGACGCACAGCGCGTCCGACGTGCTACAGGTCTACGTCACGGACTCGACCGGGGAGTCCGACGTGTTCCAGCGCGTCGGCGGGATCGACCCCAACGGATACCCGATGGGCATTCGCGTCAACGCGCGAGGCCACGTCGTGCCGAGCGATCAGGAGATCGTCAGCCGTGCGCTCGACCGCGTCGGCTCGTTGGCACTGGTCGAAACCACTGGATACAACTCCGTCGTTGTGCAGTTGGCGGGAACGTGGGCGGGTACGCAAACGTTCGAGGTGTCGAACGACGGCACGTCTTGGTCTGTGGTGGGTGGATGGGCCGTCTCGGGCGCTGCGAGTCCGGTCAACAGCCCCACGGCCAACGGCCATTGGGTCTGTCCGTGCGCCGGACGGTTCTTCCGCGTGAGGCGCTCGGCGTTCACCAGCGGCGTTGCGGTTGTGAATCTCGTCTTGAAGAACGCGTCCGCGTTCTTCCCCGCGTCGAGCCCGAGCATCGCGGCCAACAGCGCCGTCAACGTGGCGCAGTTCGGCGCAACGAACATCGTCACCGCCGGAGTTGCGGGCATCCCGTCCATCGGCGGCAACATCGCGGTTGGCTCGGCCCCGACCGCGAACCCGATCCCGCTTGCATGGGACGGCACGAACACACGCCGAATCCTGACGGACGCGTCAAACGGCGGCGTCGTGCTTGGCTCGAACGCGGTCACGAACGGGCAGACCTCCGGAACGCACCGAGAGACAGGGCTCGTACCGTTTGGCTTATCATTGAAGGGCAGCGCTGGCAGGCTGACCATGCTGGTCATCAGCCAAAACGCGACCGTCGCAGGGTTCCTGCACATCTTCAACGCGTCGAGTGTCACTCTCGGCACCACCGTCGACATGATGGTCTACGCCGTTCCCGCGACGGTCGGAATTTACGCCATCCGGCTGCCTGAAGGCGGGCTGTTCCTCTCCTCCGGAATCGGAATTGCATTCACGGCGGGATCCGCAGCAAACGACAACACGGTATTCGGAACGTACCCGAACTTGGCCGCGAACTACTCCTTCATCTGAGATCAACCATGCTCATTCAGAACATCGTCGGACAGCCCGCGAACACGGGAAATAACGCGCTCATCAACGGTCGCTCCGGACAACTCGGAGACGCCATCGTCTCCGAACTCCACGGGCGGTACTACGAGACGACCTATCGCGGCAATTCGTTCCTGCTGTCCGTCTCGACGGCGGCGGCGGTCACCGCCTACACGGGCGGCGCGGGCGGTACTCCAATGCTTGCGCTCTTCAATCCGGTTGGATCGGGCAGGAACGCCGTGATCAACAAGGTGTCGGTCGGCAGCGTCGTTTCGGCAAGCGCAGCCGGAACGGTCGCGTTTGGCGTCTACTTCGGCACGACCGCGACCATCACGCAAGCCACCACGATTGCGCCGTGGAACATGGGAACGCAGTTGCAGTCCGGATCGGTGATGACCGGATTCCGCAACGTGGCGCTGACGAGCGGCTCGGCGGCATCCAACGTCATCGCGTTGGCGTCGTACTACTGGGCCACGGCTGCTGGCGTCGGCAACGTCAGTCCGGCAGTCACGGACCTTGATGGCGCGCTCATCATCCCTCCCGGCTCGTACGTCGCGCTCGGCGGGTCTGCCGCGCTCACCAGCGCCACTTGGATCGGCTCGCTCCAGTGGGAAGAAGTGCCTGTCTGATAGGGGGACGCCATGAAGATCGAGGACTTGGCGCAGTTGGTCCGAAACCGGATCGCCGCGCTTCAGACGGAGCGCGAGACGGCGGTACGCATCGGAGACGTGGCCGGGATCGCGCGGTGCGACACGCAGATCGCGGAAACCAACGACACTCTCGCCACGCTTGAAGAGGCCGCCACGCAGTAGGATGCACGACACTACAGAGGAGACAACTTGCAGACCGTGACATTCAACAGTCAGGCAGGACAGGACGCCTTCGCGCTTCGCGTTGCGCGTCGATGGTCGTTTCTCGACATCGGCGCTGGCGAGCCTGTGACGATCAGCAACACCAAGGCGCTTGAGGACTCGGGATGGAAAGGCATCCTGTGCGACATCGAGCACGCGGAGACGCTGCGCGCCGAGCGCAAGGCGCACGCGGTCTTCGGCGACTTCTTCGCGCAGGACTGGCGGGCGATCCTGCACGACTTCGCGCTGGACGGTCGCATCGGTTACCTCTCGCTCGACCTCGAGCCGCCCAGCCTGACGCTACAGGCGCTGTGCAAACTCCCGCTCGACGCGGTGCGGTTCGACTGCATCACGGTGGAGCATGACCTGTACCGAAACAACGCGGCGATACGGTCGGCCATGCGCGGCATCCTGCGTGACGCCGGGTACGAACTGGTCGCGCCGGATGTCTGCGTCCGGGTCGGCGAGTCGCGGTTTCCGTTCGAGGACTGGTGGATAGACGGCGGCTTGGTGTCGCCGTCGTACGCCGCAGAGATCGCCGCGCAGATCAGGAGCCAGTGGAATGCCCAAGCCAGCCAAGCCTGACGCATCCAAGCCGAAGCCGAAGTCCAAGGGCGGTAGGCCACGACTCGCCATCGACCCGGCTCAGGTCGAGCGCATGGCGGCGATAGGCTGCACCGTGGAAGAGATCGCTGTTCTCGTAGGCTGCTCGAAGTCCACGCTGGACAAGGGTTTTTCCGCGCCCATAGAAAGAGGCAGGATGCGTCTCAATCGAAGCCTCAAGCGCAAGCAGGTGCAGTTGGCCCGTCAGGGCAACGTCACCATGCTGATTTGGCTGGGCAAGCAGTACCTCGGACAGCGCGACAAGACGGATGCCGTCGTGCGCGAGGAGGTCGTGACCATCGAGGAGATCGCGCCGAAGGTGCAGCATGACGCATGAGGGTGCAACTCAAGCCGCTGTCCTCGATCCTGCACCCGTCGCAGTTGACGGTCGATGCGGCGCTCGCTCGGTTCAGCGTCCTTGAGATCGGACGCCGATGGGGCAAGACCACCTACGGCAAGGTCAAGGCGCAACGCGCCGCGATCTATCGCCGCAAGGTCGGCTGGTTCGCCCCGACGTACAAGTACCTTGCCGACCCCATGCGCGACATCGAGCGCGCGCTTGCGCCCGTCACTGCGCGCATGGACCGCGTCGAGAAGCGGCTGGAACTCGTCACGCGCGGCGTCATCGACTTCTGGACGCTAGAGGACGTGGACGCCGGACGTGGCCGCGACTACGACCTGATCGTGGTGGACGAGGCCGGGTTCGTGCCGCACCTCCTCGAATGGTGGCGCAACGCGGCGCGACCGACGCTGTCAGACCGCAAGGGGACCGCGCTATTCCTCGGAACGCCGAAGGGGACGGGCGACTTTCACCGCCTGTTCACTGAGGCCGAAGGTGACACGACTGGCACGATGCGGGCCTTTCGCATCGGAACGCGCCAAAACCCGCACATTGACCCGGACGAAGTCGAGGCGGCTCGGCGCACGCTCCCGCCGGAGGTCTTCGCGCAGGAGTACGAAGGCGTCCCGGCAGAGGACGGCGGCAACCCGTTTGGACTCGACGCGATCCGCGCGTCCATCGGCGAGATGTCCAAGCGTCCGGTCGAATGCTTCGGCGTCGATCTCGCGAAGAGCCAAGACTACACCGTGGCCGTTGGCCTCGACTCCGATGGAGCCGTCGCGCATCTCGACAGGTGGCAAGCACCGTGGTCCGTCACGCGCGAGAGACTGGCCGCGCTCATCAAGGACAGGCCAGCGCAGATCGACTCGACGGGCGTTGGCGATCCAATCGTGGAGGATCTACGCAAGGTGTGCAAGCGCGTCGAGGGCTTCAAGTTCACCTCGCCATCGAAGCAGCAGTTGATGGAGGGGCTTCAGATCGCCGTGCAGAATCGGGACATCCGGATACCCGATGGCTGGCTCCGCGCTGAACTTGAGTCATTCGGCTACCGATACTCCGGAAGGACCGTCTCCTACGAGGCGACGGCTGGTCACGATGACGGCGTGTGCGCGCTTGCGCTTGCCGTCCATGCGCGGCGTCAGCGCAAGCCACCTCCAATCTTGAAGGTCATTTGATGTCGATCCTATCCCGGCTGCTGGCGAAGACGGTCAACGACGCGCGGAAGTGGATCGCGACATCGACTCGCGTCGTGTCGAGCGACTCCGTGCGTCCCGCGTTCTCTCCGCAGACGGCGGTCAGGTACTACGGATCGTGGATCTACGCGGCGGCAAACCTCAACGCCTACGCGGTCGCCGCGCAGCCGCTGCGCCTGTACGTCAGGAACCGCAGCGCCGGGACCAAACTGTGGAACACGCGCAAGGCAGGACGCCGAACCAAGGCGTATCTGTCGGGTTCTCTCGACCAACTCCCGTCGCGGTACGCGATGACGAAGGCCGCAGAGTACGGGGATGACTACGAAGTGGTCACCGACTCGCACCCGGTCCTCGACCTGTTGTCGAAGGCGAACCCGTGGCAGAACGGATTTGAGCAGACCGTCTTGCGCGTGCTTTACCTTGAGTTGACGGGCAACGCGTACCTCCATCCGGTCATCGACCGTAGGCTCGGCGTGCCTGTCCAACTGTGGACCATGCCTTCTCCGTGGGTCGAGATCGTCCCCGGCAAAGAGGAGTTCGTAGACGGCTACCTCTACGGCGTGTCGTTTGAGAAGCGCGCGTTCTTCCATGTCGAGGAAGTCATCCACTTCAAGCGACCGAACCCGAAGGACGTGTACTACGGCATGGGGAAGGTGGAAGCGGCGTGGGGCGCGGCGACGAACAACGAGTCGCTCCACGACATGGACTACCACTGGTTCGTGAACAAGGCCCGACCGGATTACCTGCTGACGATCAAGGGGGACGCCAGCGCGGATCAGATCGAGGCGTTCGAGGCGCAGATCGACAGCAAGTTGCGCGGCGCTCGGCGCACGGGTCGATTCCTCACGGCTACGGCTGACATCGACATCAAGCCGCTGTCGTTCTCGCCGAAGGACATGGCCGGACGCGAGCAGATCGTGGAGGAGATCGCCGCAGTGTTCGGCGTTCCTGTCTCGATGCTGAAGGCGAACGACCCGAACCTCGCGAGCGCGACGGTGGGCTTCACGTCGTGGAAGGCGACCAGCGTGTTGCCGCTCATGCGGATGGACGAAGAGGTCTTGAATCAGACGCTGTTGCCGCTGTTCGGAATCGAGGATGATGCGTTCCTCGCCTACGACAACCCGGTGGGAGCCGACGAACGCTTTGAGTTTGAGAAGCGGCGCGGCTACGTCGCTGGCGGCATCATCACGGCAAACGAGGCGCGCATGATGGAAGGTCTTGAGGAGGTGGCCGACGCGAACGCGGATCGGCTGCTCATCAACGGCCAGCCGCTTGGCGGCATGATGCTTCCGGCTGCAACCCCGTCCGTTCCGAATCAGGTGGAAGACGTTCCTTCGGACAATCAGGCTGCACCTGTATCGGGAGAAGCAATTGCGGATACCGCTCTGAACGGCGCACAAGTGACGAGCCTTGTGGATCTTGCCACCGCAGTCGGGGTTGGTCAGTTGCCGAAGGATACGGCCATCGCCATCGCTGCTTCGGCGTTCCCTGCGATTGCTGCGGATCAGATTCGCGCCATGTTTGATCCGATTCAACTGGCGAACAAGCCGACTGCGACTGGCGGGACGGCAACGCCCGAACTCGCCGCCGATCTTGCGCCGGAGGTCAAGACCAAGGACGCGCTCGGCGACTGCGTCTCCGACAAGGTCGGCAAGTTGATTGACGAGGGCTACGAGCAGGATCAGGCCGTGGCAATCGCGTACTCAATGTGCGGCGGCAAGGGCTTGGAGGAGTCCATCGGCAAGGCCGTCTCGGACATCGACACGAAGCCGCCGGATTCCGTGGCCGCGAACGCGCGGCGTGCGCTCGACGTGCGCGAGACGAAGCCGGAGTCGGAACGCGGCATGACCGAGATTGGCATTGCGCGCGCGCGCGACCTCGCGAACCGCGCCAACTTGAGCGAGGACACCATCCGGCGCATGGTCGCCTACTTCGAGCGCCACCAGTCCGACAAGAAGGGCGAGACGTGGGACGATCAGGGCAAGGGCTGGCAGGCGTGGCACGGCTGGGGCGGCGACGAAGGCTGGTCATGGGCAAAGCGCAAGGTCGAGGAGTTCGACCGCCAGCGCGAGAAGAAGTCGTGCGGCTGTGGCTGCGCGAAGTCCAAGCGGCTGTCGCATCGCGCCGTGTGGGAGGACGCCGTATCCGATGGCATTCAGACCAAGAGCGCCGAGAGCGAAGGCGACAAGATCGGCAAGGACGAGGACAAGGCTGCGAAGGCCGTGTCCGACGTCTTCGACGCTCAGGTCAAGGACATACTCGCGCTGATTGCCGCCGCGCCCAGCCCGACGCGGGAACTGGTTGTACAGGTCGAGAACGTCCTCAAGGCTCGGTCCTACCAGCGCGAGATCGTTGAGGCGCTGTCGCCGTATCTGCGCGAGGCAATCTCGGTCGGCGTTGACGTCGGCATCGAGACGGTGTCGAAGGTGGCGACCAGCGTCGATTTCTCCGTCGAGCGCCAAGACCTCGCGAAGTACGCCGAGAGCGAGTCGGTGCGTATCGCGCGCACGACGGCGTCAGGCGTCACGGAGCAGACGTCGGTGCGCGTCCGCGACCTGTTGGGAGACGGCTTGGAGAAGGGCGAGACTTCCGACCAGTTGGCCAAGCGGGTGCAGGAATGGGCAGACGGTCAGAAGGGCGAGGACGGATCGTGGAGCCGAGCGCGGACCATCGCGCGGACGGAGTCGATGCGCGCGGCGCGCGTTGCCGAAGTCGAGGCGTGGAAGGCAACTGGCGTCGTGACGGGCAAGACGTGGCTTCTCGCGCCGGACCCGTGCGAGTTCTGCGAGGCGGCGGCGAAGGCGTTCGGCGAGAAGTCCATCGGCCTCGATGACGCGTTCTTCAAGAAGGGCGACACTCTCACCGGCGCGGACGGCGGCGCAATGATCCTCGACTATGAGAACGTCAACGGCCCGCCGCTGCACCCCAACTGCCGCTGCTCGATGCAGCCGAAGTTGACGCCGGAACTGGAAGCGGTCTACGAGCGCATCAGCCGGTCCGGGGCCATCGACCAAGCGCGCATCGCGCTCAACGCGGAGGTGAAGGAATGACCCCGAATCGCAAGGCTCTCCCCGCACGTCTTGAAGGCACGCCGCGCGGATTCACCGCCGTGATCACCGCAGAGACAATCGACCGGGACGGTGAGGTGCTTGTGCCGCAGGGCATGAACGCCACCGAGTTCGAGCGCAACCCGGTGCTGTTCTGGAACCACGACTACTCGCAGCCTGTCGGCAAGAGCGCGGGACTGAAGCGCCGGGAGCGCGACATCGTCGGAGAGTTCACGTTCGCGCAGCGGCCCGATGGCTACGTCGGCGAGTTCTTTCCTGAGGTCGCCGCCGCGCTGGTGGGACAGGGCATCGTGAACGGAGTCAGCGTCGGCTTCGTGCCGGAGGACGGCGGCGCGCGCCGCGCGACGGAGGTTGACCGGAAGAAGTACGGCGGCAACGTATCGACCGTGTTCTCGCGGTGGAAGTTGCTTGAGGTTTCGCTTGCTCCGCTGCAAGCGAATCCGGAGGCGCTCATCACCGCAGTCCGCAAGGGCGTCATGTCGCCAGTGGCCGCAAAGAAGTGGTTCGGCATCGAAGCGCCCAAGCGCGTTGTCGTGACGGTGAACGTCCCCGCGCTCTCAACCAAGACGAAGCGCGCGCCGATTGACGTAGACAGCATCGTCCGACGCGAGATCGCGCGGGCGAAGGGCGCGATCTACCTACCGCCCGGTTGATCCTACGGCGAGTGCCTGAAAGACAACCTAGGGAAGAAGGCGACCGCGCAAGACGGAGTTTTCACATGAAGACCATGAACATCAGCGACTTCTCGACCGTGCTTGAGAAGGCCGCGAAGCAGAAGGGCGAAGCGGGCGTCATCGCTCAGAAGTCGCTCGTCCTTGAGAACTACATGATCGTTGACGAGGCTGGCATGGCCGTCGATCCGGCGTCGCTCGACGTCGTGATCAAGGCCGCAGCGCCCGCCGCTCCCGAAGTCGAGAACGACGGCGTCGATGCCGACGCGGTGGCCAAGGCCGTCCGCAAGTCGCTCGCGCAAGAAGTCCTCGCGTCGAAGTTCCACGTCCGCGCGGAGATCGCGAAGGACTGGGACACCGCTCGCACCTTCGGAGCCCTCAAGCACCTGAAGAGCAAGGAGACGGCGTACAAGATGGGCCGCTGGGTGCTTGGCTCCCTCGGCCACGTCAAGAGCGCCGAGTGGTGCAAGTCCAACGGCATCAGCATCGTCCGCATCAAGGGCAACGTCGAAGGCATCAATTCCTCGGGCGGCTTTGCCGTTCCGGACGAGTTCGAGACCGAGATCATCACCCTGCGCGAGCAGTACGGCGTCTTCCGTCGCAACGCCCGCGTCGTGCCGATGGGCAGCGACGTGAAGCGGCTTCCGAAGCGCGTCGGAACGTACACCGCCTACTTCGTCGGCGAGGCTCAGGCCATCACCGAGTCGCAGCAGACGATGGATCAGGTCCAGTTGGTCGCGAAGAAGTTGGGCATCGTCGGAACGATCTCCAGCGAACTCAACGAGGACAACGTGGTCAACCTCGGCGACGATCTCGCTGGCGAGATGGCCTACGCCTTCGCGCTCAAGGAAGATGACTGCGGCTTCAACGGCGACGGTACGTCTACGTTCGGCGGCATCGTCGGCCTTCTCAACTCGCTTACGGACGCCACCTATCAGGTGTCGGACGGCGGCGCGTCGGCGTACTCCGGCGTCGTCCTCGCGGAAATCTCGGCTGGTCTTGCGAAGTTGCCCGCTTGGGCGGCTCAGCGGAACAACATCAAGATCTTCTGCCCGAAGGCGGCGTACCACGGCGCGTTCGAGCGTCTTGCTGCATCGTCTGGCGGCGCGACCGCAGCGGAAGTCGCGGGCGGTCTGACCTCGCCTCGGTTCCTCGGATACCCGGTCGAGTTCACGCAGGTGATTCCGGCGACTCAGTCGGCTGGCGCGACCTTCGCGTACATCGGCGACCTCGCGCAGGGCTGCATCTTCGGCGACCGTCGCCAGCAGGCGGTTGCGTTCTCCGACTCGGCGCTCAACGCGTTCGAGCAGGACGAGATCGCCTTCCGCGCAACCGAGCGGTTCGACATCGTGTGCGCGAACGTCGGCTCGGCCACGGCCTCCGGCGCTCTCGTCCGAATGACGCTCTGATCCTCCCTCCTGCGGGGCGGGCCGGAAACCTCCTCCGGCCCGCCTCGCTCCCACAATCAAACGCAGGAACATCCACCCATGCGACAGAACAGCAAGTTTTCCATCGCCGCAATCGGAGCGACCAACGTCAGCACGCTGACCGCGTCCATCGACACTCGCGGCTTCTCCTTCGCGCGCATCTACTGCTTCGCGAACAGCACCGCTGCGGTCCACACGACCGCAGCCAACAACACGCTCGCCGAGAACGATGACAACAGCACGAACTGGACCACCATTTCGGCTGCTGGCTCCGGCACGGCGTACACCCCCACCGCCAGCACCGTCTCGACGGCGCTCGCCAAGATCATCTACGAAGTGGATCTGCGCGGACGCAAGCGGTATCTCCGTCCGACGTTCGGACTGGGTGCGACCACCGAGCCGTTCATCGCGGTCGAGTTGTCCGAGCCCGCTGACGGTTGCGCGACCGCAGCCGAGATCGGCACTGCGAATCTCTCGCAGATCTGACGGGACGATCCTCTGTAGGATGGGGCGGGGCGCTCGTCGCCTCGCCCCATCTTGGAGGCAACAGGAGGAACAGCATGGTTACAGAGGACGTGACGGAGTTCGGAGACGTGCTGGCGCGAGCCAGCGTCGGCAATGAGGTCGAGGTAGCGAAGGAATGCGCCGCGAGGCTGTCCGATGGACAGTGCGCGGCGTTCGTCGTTCCCGACTTTGACGCGGCTGTGGTCGCGTATCAGGACGGGTCGGGCAGCGTCGAGGAGATGGCGCTTGGGTCGGGCAAGTACGCAAGCCTGTGGAACCGCGAGAAGTTCTCGCGCGTCCTTGACATGGCGGGATTGCAGCGGCTCGGCGGCATTGAGCGGGACGGCGAGATGCTGCGCGCCGTCGTGCGGCGATTCGCGCTGCCGAGTCCGCGCCTTCCGATGTCCGACGTACAGGCGATCATGTCGCTGCCGCGCGTTGCGTGGACGGACACGATGGCCGCTACGCATCTCTCGTGCGCGAAACTCGGTATCGACTTCCTCAAGTCCACCGGGGTATTTTGGGGCCAGTGCCTTGAGCGCATCATGGAGGAGGTCTGCGACCAGCCGAAGCGCAAGTACGTCCTGACCATCGACTTCGACTCGATCTTTGACGAGACGGACATCGTGCGGCTGTGGCAGATCATGGAGACGCGGCCAGACGTGGACGCGCTGTTCCCGCTTCAGATCGGGCGCGACCGGAACAACGTGCTGCTGACCATGCTCGACTCGGACGGCAAGCGCCGGAAGCAGATCGACTCGCGCGAGTTCCACACGGACGCCATCGAATGCGAGACGGGACACATGGGGCTTACGCTGATCCGCACCGACGCACTGCGCCGGATGCCGAAGCCGTGGTTCCACTCTGCGCCGGACGCGGACAACCGATGGGGTCCGGCGAAGGTGGACGATGACATTTGGTTCTGGAAGAGATTCCGCGAGGCTGGCAACAAGGTCTGCGCTTCGCCGCGCGTGAGAATCGGACATCTCCAGTTGACCGTGACGTGGCCCGGTGAACACCTCGAGGTCGTGAACCAGTGGAGCGGCGACTACACCAAGCACGGGAGGCCGGAGCGATGCAAGACGTACTGACGGAACTGCTGATCTGCGTCCGGAACTGCGCGGTGCATCAGGACGGCGTCGGGCGGCGCGAACTGCGTCCCGGTACGACGTTCAACGCGAACGCCACCACGGCTGAACGGCTGGTGTCCGGAGGCTACGCGCGGCGGCTGATCGAGCCAGCGCCGCTGTTCGCGGATTCCACCTCGACTCCGAAACCGCCGAAGAAGTCGAGGACCGCACCCAAGCCGGAGAACTGATGGCTGTCGCCGCAACCTCGCTCGTCACCCTCGCAGACCTCAAGACGTTCCTCGGCGTCACGTCGGGAGGCACGGACACGATTCTCGAGCAGTGCATCGACCGCGCGTCGAAGTGGGTCGAGTCGTACTGCGGGCGTCGTTTCACCGATGCGCGGGTGCAGGAGGTCTACGACACGTTCGGCCATGACCGGATCGTGCTGAAGAATCCTCCCGCCGAGAAGGTGTATTTCGTCGGGGCGCTCAAGCAGACGGTGCTGAGCGTCTACAGCATCGACCAAAGCGACGCCTTCGCGTCGATCTCGAACGACTCCACGTCCATCTACCTCAACCGACGCACCAGTGGCGGCACGGAGACGATCACGACGCTGTCGCTGACAACCTACGACACGACGAACGAACTGGCCACGGCCATCAACGCCGTGGCAGGGTTCCGAGCCACGGCCAATCTCAACATCCCGTCCATGTACCTCGATGGCGTGGTGGGTCGGGATCTCCGGATCTCGGGTTGCCTGTTGCAAGGCTGGGTGTACTCGCTGTCGGATTACGGACTCGACGCCGAGCGCGGCATCATCTACGGCGACTCGCTGTCCGGGTATCAGTCGGTGCTGGTGGACTACACGGGCGGCTACGCGACGATCCCCTACGACATCGTGCAAGCCACGCTGACGGTCGCTGCGCGGTTCTACCGCGACAGGACGCGAGACATGGGAATCGCCAGCGAGAGCCTTGGCGGGTACTCCTACAGCCGCCGCGCGGCAGCGGAGCAGCAGCAGGAGATCCGCGACCTCCTCGCGCAGTACCGGAGGATTCGTTGAGCATCGGGGGCATCATCGCTCAGTTCGGGCGCTGCCTGTTCGTCTACCGTCCGGCGGTCGCGGTCGGCGCGGACGGTCAGGTGTCGCGCTCGTACGCGCGCGAGTTCACCGTGACGGGCTTCGTGCAGCCGGGGTCGCAGTCGAGCGACGTGGCGCAGGGCCGGATGAACGGGCGCACGGCCACTACGATCTACGTCGAGGGCTGCGCGGACGTGGAGGTCGATGACGAGATCCACGACCGGATCGCTGGCACGGCGAACGTGAAGACGTGGCGCGTGACGGGCGTCACGAATCCGGGCTTGCTTGGCGACACCGGGGCCGCGCCGCACTTGAACCACACGGAGATCGAGTGCGTGGAGATCGAGCCGGAGGTGTCGCTGTGACTTCGTTCCAGTGGACTGGAGGCGGTCCCGGCGAGGTCACGCGCCGGGTTGACGATGGCGTGGCTCAGGGAATGGTCGGCGTCTCCGTGGTGCTGTCGAAGTTGATCCGCGACCAGTTGTCGAAGCCGGGAACCGGGCGGCGCTACCGAGTCGCGAAGGGGAAGAAGAAGGGCCGCAACGCGCGCGCGAAGGGATGGCACGTCGCCTCTGCTCCCGGCAATCCTCCGGCGGCGAACACTGGCCGACTGCGTGCGTCGTGGACGGTCGTTTCCAACGCCAACATTGGATCGACCACGACGAAGAACGAAGGATTTGCGTCTCTGAATCGAACTGGCAGCGCGCTTGTGCTGACGGTCGGATCGAATCTGAAGTACGCCGCCGCGCTTGAGTTCGGCAGCACGCGCGCGCGAATCGCGGCCCGTCCGTATATCCGGCCCGTCATCGCCGCGATGCAGGGCGAGGTAGAAGGCATCGTGTCGGACGCCGTCGCCAAGCGCATGGGGAGGCCGTGATGCAAGCGATTCTCGACGCGCTCAAGTCGCGCCTGTTCGCAACGTCGAGCCTGACCAACGTCGTTGGCCAGCGCATCTACCTCGATGCGGGTCCGGCGAACGCCGCGCTCCCGCTGCTCGTCTATCGCGCCACCAACATCGACGTCCAGCCGTACAACACGGCCACGCGCTACGTCGTGGACTTCGCGTTTACGTTCTACTTCGGCAACAGCGGGACGCAGGACATTCACACGGCGACCGCCGCGCTTGGGACCGCGCTCTCGACGTCCACCTCGCCTACCGGGTTCGACCGATGCAAGTTCGTCCTGACATCGACGGGAGCGCCGTCATTCGCGGATGACGGTTGGACGATTGTTGTTGAGTACCGGGCTTTCGCCTTCGACACCTGAGGAATAGATCATGCCTATCAGCACCTACCTTTGCGGCAACGACGGATCAGTGACTCTCCCGGCTGGCGGCGAAGTCATTCAAGTCCGCACCTTCGCGGCGACGCTCGAGCGCGTCGAGAGCGAAACCACTGGCTTCAGCGACACCGGGCGTCGGCGTCGGCTTGGAATGCTTGACCTCACTGGCTCGCTCACTGGCGTTCCCGGCGTCGGAACGGTCACGACCAGCGCGGCGACCAGTTGCGTCTTCCTTCAGACCGCAACCGCCGCGCTCACGCTGAACCTCTTCGACGGAAGCGGAACCAGTGACGCGAAGATCAGCGCCAACTGCATCTTCAACGGCTTCGCGTTCAACGTGGACAAGACTGGCGACTCGACGCTGACTTGCAACTTCAGCAACGGCGACGGCACGGCCCCCGTGATTTCTTGGCTGGTCTGACGCATGACGATCCCGGCACAGGTGACAGAGGTATTCGCTCCGTCCGATTCGGACTGGGTCATCACCATCGCGTACCGCGATGGTGTTGTCCGTTCTCGCCGGATCAATCCGGGCCGGATCACGGAAGAACAGGCTGTGAACTTCGCGCTGGCGGCAGACAGGCGCACGGTCGTTGAGATCGCGTCTGTACAGGCTCGGCGCGCGTCGGATGTCGCGGTGGTCGCGACGGGAGCGGATGGATTTCTCGAACGCATGAGGAGGCTCAACGGATGATTCGCACGGCACAATGGGAGATCGCGGCTGCTGGCAGTTTCTACGTCGTAAAGCCGCTGACGGTGCGGCAGCGCCTTGCGCTGTCGGAGGACTTCGCGACCGAGCGCGCGAAGGCCGCAGCCGGGGACGCGGCCTTGGCCGGACTGCGCGGCGCGGAGGCTGCGGAGTTCGTTTCCGACGCCCGACGCCGCGCCTTGAACGTCTCGGCGCTGTGCCTCGACTGCTACTCGCTGCACGGTCAGATCCGCGTCCTGTCTGCGGCGCTTGGCGACGTGGATACGGCGATGCGGTTCGTGCAGTCCGTCGCGCCGCGCGAGGCAACCAACGTCGCGCTTGAGGCGCTGGGCATCGACACCGACGCAATCGCCGCCGAAGAAGCAAAGCCCGCGTCGGGAAACTGACAGCGCCTCGACGCACCGTCGAGCGCGACGTGTTCGCCGAGGCGCATCTGATCGCGCGCTCCGCGCCGGGTCTTGGCCATCCGTTCGACCTGACTTGCGGCGAGTTCGACGCGCATCTTCGGCTGTCCATCGAGGGTCACGATTCGGCGCAGCATCAAGGCGGCGACTGGATGCGCCGATACGTTG